TTACCGCAAACGCAATTTTGACCACGGGCGACGCTGCCGAGTCTGCGTACACGCGTCTTGTAGATCCAAAACAAACCCCGTTGGAATTGTGGAAGAAGAACCCGGATTACCAAAAACTTCTTGACGAAGGCAAAACCAGCGAAGAAGCTATTGTTGAAATAGCCACGGCCAAATCTCGCATAGCGGCTGTACTCGCGGCGCCTTTGGCCTTGTTTGGTTTTGCTGGGGCCGAAGCAGCCATGGTATCCCGAGCGGCGGGCCAAGGTCTTGCAAGCATAGCAACGCCAAAGGGCGCGGCCAAACTGTTTGCCAAAGAGATTATTGGCAACACCATTGAAGAAGGCGGAACTCAAGCTGCCGGCAACTTTGCAATTAGGTTGGTTGATCAAAGCCAAAAATTGCTTGAGGGTGTGCCGGAGGCTATGGCCACGGCCACTGTTACCTCTGGGCCCTTTGCGGCCCGCGCGGTTCAAGCCCAAGTCCAAGATGCGTTTCGGGCTCCGCCTGTCGACCAAGAGGCCCAGGCCTACGCCCGCCGAGCGCTGGACGTGCAGTCTTACGACGCCAACATCATCACGCCTCAGCAGCAGGCCCAGATCCGAAAGGACCAGGAAGACCTTCAGAAGTCCACCAGCGCTGCCGACGTGGCAGCCGCAGCAGATAACCTGTCAGGGTCGTTGCCAGAGCTCCTGGTCCCGGCTAACCGGGTCACGCCCCTGCCACCGAAGATCGAGCCAGTTGCAGAACTGCCGGCCAGGATCGAGCCTACGATTCCCGAGGTGGCTGCCGGGATAAACCCAGAAGTCGAACAGCAGTTCGGCCTGGACAAGTTGCGCTTGAACGCTCCGCGCCCGCAACGCATTCAGGGTGAACCTGTCGCCAGTCTTACTGACGACAAACTCGCGGAAGTCGTTGACGACGAGAGCGCGCACCCAATGACCCGGCGCGGCGCAGCCATTGAGCTGACCGCTCGACGGGCTGAGCAGGCGCCGACGACAGCCATCACCCCGACGACCGCGACAGGGGCTTACGTTCAGCAGGCCGCGCCTCAGCAAGCGGTCATGCCCCAGACGGCGCAGATCGCAATCGAATCCAGGGTCTACACCCCTGGCGAGTTGGGCAAGCTGAGCCTTGGCCAAAGGCGAGATCTATCAAAGACTTTTGACCAAAGCGAGAACGAAGATGGCACTATTACATTCACCGCCAAGCCCGGAATCCCTCCGGCCGCAAGTGCCCCGCCTGTTGCAGGCGCCGCAACCAACTTTGGTTTGGGCGCCGCCGAAGGGCGGGTGTCTAACGCCCCTGTTACGGCAACTGGAGATGCGGCCCGAGCCGACCTTCAAACCCGACTAGACGAGGCCGCAGCCAAGTACGGAATTACGGTTCCGGCCCTTACCGCTCCAGCAAAATCGGACGAGGCCGCAGTAAACGTCATTGCTGAAGCCTTGGGCCACACTGGCAAAGTCGTAGCCTACGCAGATGCCAACGGTGCAGACGGCTTTGAATTGGGCGGCAAGATCGCGATCAACACCAAGACCCAAAAGGGTGTTGCGGCCACGGCGTTTCACGAAAACCACCACATCATTGAACGGCTTGCAGAAGCGGATACCCAAGCTGGACGCGTTAACACGCCAGCTCAGCAATACGTGGTTTCGGTAAACGGTCTGTTTGACGACATGACGCCCGAGGGCAAACGGTCCTACGTCGAAAACTTCATACACAAGGATGAGCTGGCCAGCATTGCCGACCCTGTTGCGCGGGAACAACGCACCCAAGAACTTTTGTCGGCGCCAATGCTGCGCTCAGAAATGTCTGCTGACTTCATGGGCAATCGCGCCACGGATCGTCCGTTCTTGGCTGACCTGGCCCAGGCAGACCCTAAAGGGTTCGGTGGATTCGTGCAAAAGTGGATTGGCATTCTGGACAACATGCTGGTTCGCCTGCGTGGGGTTAAGGGCGCAGCTCGCGACAACTTGGAATCAATCAAGGTCGATCAGTACCTTAACGATTTGAACCAAGCTAAAATGGTCGCGCGTGATGCTATGGTGGCATTCCGCAACGGCACGCTTCAGCAGTCTGCCCCAGCAACCACGCCCCTGGCATTTAGCCAGCAGCAAGGAGAAAGCAATGCACAGACCGGTATCCTCACAGGAACTGAAAACCTACCAGGACCACCAGAAGCAGGTGGACGAAGCCTTGGTACGGATCGGAGCGATCAGACCACCCCAAGCTACGGAACGGCCCGCGAAGGTGCCGTCTCCGTACTCGCCCGACATTACTCAACAACTCCCCGCCAAACCCTAAGCGGGACATACTATGGCCGAGGACTCAAAGGGGCAGAGCGTACTCGCCTGGACAGTAGCGCTGATCCTCGGCTTAAAAGCCGGGTCTATTTTTACGTTGACGAGGGCTCGGGCATTAGGCCGGAATCCGGAGTCGGTGGCGTTGCCCACGAGACCCAGCTCACCAACATCTACGACCCAAAAACCCAGCTCATAAAACCGCAGCCTGACGCCAACGCTTTCGAGTCTGCCGTAATCAATGCCGGGTTTGACGGGTACATCGCACCGTTCGGGAACAACCAATCTGCCGTAGTGCTGCTGGGCCAGAAGCACAAGGCCGTGCCCGTGCGCAATTTGGGCAACGTGGCTTCGGCCGGCGCCCCTGTTGAAGCCTTGCCGACTGTGCTCAAGAAGGGCCTCATGTCGTCTGAGTTGGGCGCAATCGACACGTCCAATATCCCAGGTGCCCGCGTGCGCTCTGGAACCCTGGAGATACCGACAGAGCAGCGCGATGCTGCCAACGCCGAGCTGACCAGGATAGGCAGCACGATCCAGTTCAGCGGCAAAGAAATCGAAGCCCCGGCTCGGGTCATGTTTGAGGTTGCTCCGGACCCAAACAACGCCCCACTTAAAGCCCGTTGGGACGCGGTGCCTTTTGACCGCAAGATCGAGATCAGTCAAAGGGTTGCTGAACAGGTGATGCCGAAGGTGTTCAAGCTGGCCGGAGTGCAGGCTGAACTGGCGCCCCAGCTTGGTGGATACCTTGACGACACCAGCCCGTCGTTTGCGGCGGTGGTCCCAAGCAGTGCGTCTGCTGATCAGCTCATCGAAGTCGCCCACCTTGGCGGGTTTGGCCTGGCGCAAGACAGCATGATGGTCCTGGGCCTGAAGCCTTTCACCGGTTCGGAACCAACCAGCTTGATTACCGTGGGCCTGCCGGAGGATATGACCGGGCAAGCTCAGGTGCATTCGGTCTACCAGGCTTTGCGCAAACTGTCGCCAGAAAACATCAGCGGCCACACAACAGTTGGCCGTGAAATGGTTTTGGCGGTGGCGTCAAATACACTTGATGAACTAATGCCGAAGATCCAAGGCGCGCTTAACGCCCGCCCGGAATCGTTCACGCTGAAATCAGACGAAGGCCACATGGCCTTCCCATCAAAAGAGGACTACGACTATGGTAACGCTGGAAGAGAAGGGGCCCCCAACCTTTTTGCAAAACGGCAAGAGGCTAGTGACCTCCGGCAGGAGGCCAGTGCCGCAATCGAAAGAGAGCTCGGTTCAGCCGAAGCCGGCTATCAAGGCGCCCTTGGGAGCGAAGTAGCTTTTTCACCCAGGCAAGATGGCTACCGCGACGTAGCCAAAAACCTGAACCTAAGCGATTCCGAATACAACGCAACCGCTTTGGGTCTGATGACCGGCAAAACAAAGGCAGACACCTTTGCCGCGCCAAAGGTTGGCGGGCTTCCGGAAGTAGTTCAGTGGCTAAGTAAACGCCACGACGAATCAGGCAAACCCAGGCTTGACATATCCAAGCCCGGGGACCGCACGGTCTTGGCAAAATTGATGGCGTCTGAAGCCGTTGCCGCAATCCATAGCTCGGGTGACGCGGTCGAGTGGTACGACGAAACAATCGACAAAGCACTGCGGACCATGGCTGTCAAACACCCTGAGCTTGACACTGATCCCCATGCGCGAAATGCTTTCTTGGTAGCCGTGGCGATTGCGTCCCAGACCATGAATGTAGAAGACAACCTGAAGTACGCGTCAAGACAGTACGCGGCCTTTCGCCAAACTGGAAAATTTCCCGAGCTAGGCTCCGGCAAATCCAGTCCCGCCATGGCAAAGAACTTTGCTTTGGCCAACAGTTTGCTGGCCGACATGGGCCCGGATTTGTTTAGACGATTTTTGCAAACCGAAGTTACAAAGAAAGATTTGGAAAGCTTGGGCTACAAAATCTCTGGCGAGTCGATGTCTGAAAAGATGTTGGGCTCGGCAGTGTTTGGCCCCAAGATCGGTTTTGGTTTCTACTCAAATCTGACAGGCAATTTTGAGCCGGTCACTATGGACATGTGGTTCATGCGTACAGTCGGCCGCCTGGCCGGAACCCTGCCGGCTTTTGACCAGAAATTATTTTCTACGCAAGTGGCCAAGCTACGGACTGCGCTTGCAACAAAAGGCGATTCGTCTGTCGGCCTGTACGCTGCAGACTTTGATCCGGCGGCCGTTGCTGCTGCGCAACAGTCTGACGAAGGCGCAATTGCTTTGGCCCGGCAGGTTTACAGTTTGCACAACCGGCAATTCATCAAAGAGCGCGCCGCATTTGACTCCGGGAAACGCGTGAAAACGCCACTGGTTAGCGCGGCCACGTCCATTCTAAAATCGGTTGATAAGCCCACCGATTCGCCGAAGAGCGGGGGCGAGCGCCAGCATTTGCGCGATGTGGTGCGCCAGATGGTGGACTTGGTTGAACAGCAAACCGGGAAACGCGTACCGGCGGCGGCCTTGCAGGCTTTGATCTGGTATCCAGAACAAGAGCTCTACAAGAAGCTTGGCGTCAAGTTGCGGGTAACCAGCCAAGACTACGCGGGCGCGGCAAAATCACTACTTACAAAAGAGGGTTTCGATGGAAAACGATTACTCGCAGCAACCGAATCCAGACCAGGATCAGCACGACCAGTGGCTGGTGGGCCAGTCGAGGGAACAGCTAACGCGCCTGGCGACGCGAACTTCGGCGCTGGCCCGCTTGTTGGAAAAGAACGGGCGGCTTTTCTCAGAACCAGAACCGACCGCCAACTCGCCCAAGAAAGCCTAAGCCAAAAGACCGAAGACATTTTTGCTGGTTTGGACAAACGAGGCCTTGCCAAAACCCGAGCCGAGATTGCGTTCACTGCCCGACCGGATGGCGCACAAATAAAATACGTGCAAGAGAATTTCCACGACATCTTGATCCAGCTCGAAGACGCTGACAAGGTCAAAATCAACTGCGACTAAGGACCGAGCCATGACACCCAAGATGATGATCTCCGACGAACACAAAAGCATGCTGGACGAGGCTGTCCACTCAGAGCTGTACGCGTCGAACTTGTACAAGCACATTGCAAATCAGCTCCAGCGGATCGGGTACTTTGGCGCAACCAAATTCTTCCTCAAGGAAAGCGTTGATGAGCTGGAGCATTACCAGCGGCACGTTGAATTCCAAAATGACGTGGGCACCGTGGCAGTCATTCCGGCAATCGAGGCAATGGACGAATCCATCAAGACCTTGAGCGACGCAATCGAGACCGGTTACGAAACCGAAGTCCAGCTCTACGAAGACTACAAGCGCTGGTACAAAGGAACGTCCGGTGATCCGGTGGTCCAGCAGTTCCTGCTTCAGTTTCTTGAGATCCAGCGCACCAGTGTCGGCGAGTACGGCGACCTGCTGGCGCGCATCGATCTTGTCGATAAAGACAAGGCCGGCATGCTCCTGATCGACCAAGAACTGGGCGGTTAAGTCATGGCCTGCAGGTACAAGTTTACGGACCAGGACGGCAAGGAACGGGTGATCGAAGGCCAGGCTGCGTTCAAAGCTTATCTGGTCGAAGGCGGACTCAAGTACCTGCTGCCGTCAATGCCTACCGCAGGCGTCGCTTTCAGCGCCAAGCAGGGCACTGCGCAGGACCTTAACGCCAAGCTCGAAGCGCAAATTCTTTCCGACTTCGACGGGGCTGTGCGCGAATACAGCGCCCTTCCTGGGACCAAGAACGGGCAGGTAGTTGACACTGACCAGGCACGGGAGCTGTCACCTGAATACCGGGCCGACCGCAGCTTGGCGCCTCAAGTCCATGAAGCTGCCAGCGCCTTTGCTCAAAGGATGTTTGAAGAGCGCATGGCCAAGGCCCCTGATGGCGCGCTGGTTGTGTTCATGGCTGGCGGGGGCGGGGCTGGCAAATCCAGCGCTGAGCACTTGCTAAGCAAAGACATGGCCCGGGCAAACACAATCTTGGACGGCACCCTGTCTGGCTACGACAAGGCCAATCGCAATGTGCAACTGGCTCTTGACAACAACCAATACGTTACAATTGCTTATGTCTACCGGGACCCTCTTGACGCCTTGGCCAACCCCAAGGGCGGGGTGCTTGAACGTGCTATGTCTCGGGGCCGAGCCGTAACTCTGCAAGCCCTAGTCAAAGGCCATGCGGGTTCCAGCGAGGTGGTTCGTAGACTTGCTCAAGAGTTTGGCGACAACCCCCGTTTCGTAGTTGAAGTGATTGACAATTCGCGCGGGCAGAACCGGTCTGCGTTTTCCACGCTTGACAACATTCCCGCAGTTAAGGCGGAAGGTTTACTGGAGAAATTCAAAGATGCAACAGACAAAGCCTTTGCTGAAGGCCGAATCAGCGAAACCATCTACAAGGCAACCACGACCCCCTATGACACCCGCCAAACAGATGGAGGGCAGGGCCAACCAACTAGCGTTCAGCAAAGCGATCAAGGAGAAGTTCAAGAACGGATCGAGTTTGGCGAACCAGGAAACCCCCTAAACCCCGAAGTATCTTTCAGCGCCCGGCAGAAGCCAGACCCTGAAAAGACGGTCACCGGGTACAAGCTGTTCCGGGTCAAGAAGGACCGGCCTGGCGAGCTCTTCCCCCTCTTTGTCCCTGTCTGGGGCGAAGGCGGCCCGCAGAAATTTGGCGCCCGAGATCCGCGCCGGCACGGGCTTGGTGTCCCCGTCGGGGAGTGGTTCGACGCTGAAGTCGGAGAGACCGCACCGTCTACCAAGACGGGCAAGCCTCAAGTCAAATCGTCCTTGGGAGCTTTGGCTTTCCGCCCAGGCTGGCACGCAGGCGATCTGCCCATTGCCACCCACATCGGCGGCGAACCCATCCCGCAGTTAGACAGCGAAAGCGGCAAGATGAAGTCCATGCCTTCGGTTCGCAAGAGCGACGAAGTGTGGGTGGAAATCAGCATGGCCGACGACGTTGACTGGCAAGCCGAAGCGGACAAGCGCGCGGTCCCGTACAAGACCAACAACCCAAAGACTGGCGCGGTGATAGGTCAGCCGAATCCGTCCACTGCGGCCATCACTGACGGCCTGCCTGTCGACGGCTTCTACCGGTACAAGACCAATCCGAACATGACCGGCAACTGGCTGATCGGCGGATCGATGAAGGTCAATCGCATCCTGGACGACAGCGAAGTCAAGTCGATCAACGACGCGGCCGGCACCAAAGATCTGCCCAGGGCTGAGCCTTTCGACTCAAAGGCCTACGGATTTGAACCGAACTTCAGCGCCAAGCAGGACTTGCCGGTGGACACCAAGCTGGAGCGCTGGGCCGACGGCATGTTCAAAGGACGCGGCAACGTAGCCGAATCCAAAATCTTGTCCGATCGTTTGCCGCACCCGGCTCTTTCAATGGGCCCGGGCGTCCCCTTGGGCGATCGCCAAGTTGTTGTCTTAGATGGCCACGCCTTGGACCACGCAGCTAAACACATTGAGGACGGCATTACGGCCCGCATGATTGGCCAACTTCCTGCGGCCTTGGGGTCCCCGCGCATGATTACTTTCCAGGGGCCTGGCCAGGCTTTGGTCATGCTACCCATTCGCGCAGCAAATGGCGCGCCAATAGTTGTTGCTTTGAAGAAGGAAGAAATCAAAGGCGGCGGCACGTCAATCAAGGTGACCCGTTTTGCAACCACTTATCCCCTGGAAAATTCCGCGTCTTACATTGTGCGCGAAATGAGAAAAGGCAACCGAGTATGGTTGCCTGAAGAAGAGGTTTCACGGCTTCGTGATTTACTTGGAAGGCTCAGTGCCACACAAGGTACTGGCCAAAACCAGCAGCTCACCAAAACACCGGCGCTTCCTCTTTCGAGGGGTGGCAACCAAGCCGTGAAGGAGATGAGTGTACTGTCTGACGAGGCCCTTGCCAAGAAGCAAGCCAACGAAAAAGGTTGGGAACGTGCAGTTGAATTGCTTTCGGTGCCAAATGACGCAGAAAAACAACTGCAGGGTGTAGCGTTCAGCAAGCGCCAACCTGTCGGCAAAGAGACCGAGGGCTGGGTCCTCAGCAGAGACGAGCTGGGGCGTTTCCGCTTCGGTGCCGGGGCCAAGGCCTACCGCTACGCAGCGGACATCTCCAACGCGGTTCTGGACAAGATCAACCTCAAGCCTGTTAGCCCTGAGCTGTCGCGTTCGCTGCGCAAGATGAAGCTGGAAATCGAGAAGGCTCAGAACCTGACTGTTGACGTGGCCAAGAACCTCAAAGACCTGCCAGAGCAAGAGCGAACAATGATCAGCGACATCATTGAAGGCGAACTCAAGCGCGGAGTCAAACCAGAGCAACGCATTCTCGACTTGGCAGCGTCGATGCAGTCAATCATGTCTGAACAGACCGCAGAGCTGGTGAGCCTGGGCATGCTGTCGCCCGAAGCCGCCGGCCGCTGGGACGGAAAGTATTTGCCACGTTTCTACGAACAGAAACTGGGCGAAGAAACCAAGGCCTGGATGAAAGCGGCAAAGGGTTTGCTGGCACGCAAGCGGACAATGCAAGGCATCACCGGCAACAGCCTTAAAGCCCGTGGCCGGTTTCAAACCGTGCCGGTTGCAGACTTGGCAGATTGGGAATCCAAAGGCTGGGAAAAACGAGATGCAGATTTTGACCCGGCAGTCGACACCGAAATTACGGTGTGGCGAGATTACACGCGCACAGAGCGGGACGATATGGGCGAGATCCGCGACGCCATGTTCCGCTTCGTGATGGGCTACAACAAGAGCCAACGTGACATCGCCTTGGGCCGGTTGTATGAGAGCCTGGCCACCAGCGTAGGCAGCCGCACAGAGCAGCCAGGCTATGTCAAGGTGCCGGCTACCAAGGTCACCGATACCCTGGTCCCGACCTACGGCAAGCTGGCCAACAAATGGGTGCCAAAGGAAGTCCTTGACCAGCTCAGCTTGTTCGATCAGTCCATGCAAGACGACCTGACCAAGATGTATCTCAAGGGCCTGTCCATGTGGAAGGAGGGCAAGACCGTGCTCAATCCCGTGGCCCACGCAAACAACATATTGTCCAACTTGACCATGGCCCACTTTGCCGGCGTGTCCTACTGGGACGCGCACAAATACGTCGGCGCAATAAAGGACTTGGTCAAGGGCGGGCCCATGATCGAAGAGGCCAAAGCTGCCGGCCTGTTTGGCGGGACCTTCAACCGTGAAGACTTTCTTGCGGTCCTGCCTGACGAACTCAAAGAGCTCAGCAAGCTCACTGAATCACCCGTTGGCCGGGGTGTCGACATGGTGTGGAACGCGATGTCGTTCTTCCTTCGCCGGCCCCTGAGCAAGCTCTACGGGGCAGAGGATGAGTTCTTCCGCTACCTAATCTATCGAGACGCACGCAAGCGCGGCCTGGGCGCAGATGACTCTGTCGATTACGCTCAGAAGTACATCTTCACATACGACGATCTGCCAAAGGCCGCGCGAGTTATTCGAGACATGCCGGTAGGTTTGCCTTTCTTCAGCTACACGTACAAGGCGATACCGGCCCTGGCCAATACCGCGCTTGAGCACCCGAGCCGCTACGCCGCGCCTGCCGTGGCAATCTACGTGGCCAACGCTGCCATGTACGCAATGGCGGCCAGCCTGGGCGGGGGTGACGACGAAGACTGGTGGACGGTGATCCGCCGGTACATGACCGACCCGGAGTTCCGCAACAAGGCCAAGGAGCAGGAGAAAGAAGAGCGCAAGAACTTGCCCGACTGGATGAAGGGCGCAAGCTTGTCGCTGGGTACACAGAAGACAATCCGCCTGGGCGAGGACGACCTGACCAATTTGCCCGTATTCCTGGACGTGAGCCGCGTCTTCCCTGGCGGTGACCTGTTCGACGCCCACAACAACGCCGGTGGCATCCCCCTGCTTGCTCCGATCACGCCAAACAATCCGGTCCTGACCACTGCGGCGGCCATGCTTTTCAACAAGGACACCTTCAGAAACAAGGACATTGTTGACAAGACTGATACGTCAGCCGAAGCCGCGCAGAAACGGCTAACGTGGATGTGGAAACAGGTCACGCCCGCGATCGCTTTCGGCAACACCCACTTTGAAAGGGCGATGAACGTGATCGCCAACAATACCGGTCAGCCGGTCAACCTGGGCCTGGCAGAGTACACCGGCATCGGGACAGACGGCTTGCCCATTCAAGGGAAATACGCAGCGATGCAAACGGTCGGCGTCAAAGCCAGGCCGATTGATTTGGATACGTCAGACCAGATCCAGCGCTCCCAGAAGAAGGCCATGCTGCGCGACCTAGATCACGCCATCAAGAACCTCACTAGGCTTGAAAACAAGGGTGCGATTACTCCGGAAGCCGGCGAAAAAGAACGCGAAAAACTCCGTCAAAAGAAAGAGTTTTTGCGTGAGGGCCTAGACATCGAGGGCGATGTCAAAGACTGATCATCGCTTGGATGGCTTAGGGCAATCTTCGGGCGGGACCACTGCGCACCAAACGGCGTGCGGTGGTTCGTGCGCCACCACTTGCCAACGATCAATGTAGGTGTCGGGCATCTTCCGCACCGCCTGCTGCGCGATGTCGCGTTTGATTCCAAGGCCGGCGGCAATCTCCAAGGTGGTCAGCCCGTCAGCGTTCTGGCGCAGCAGCGCGCGGATTTTCAAATGGTTTGATGGGCTCATGTCAGCTCTTTGAGTTTCTGTTTGTAGTGGTGGGCCTTGCCTCCGTCGTCGCTGCCAGGCTTCCGGCCGGCGCGCATAGCGTACTTGATCACGTTGCCCTTGAGGAACCCCCTAAACTCTTCAGGCGTGAGCACCGCTTCCATCACGGCCCAGGGTTCCATCGGCATGTCTTTGTAGTGGGTGCCGCCCACTTGAATTGCTTCGGCTAATTCCATCAGTCAATCTCCTTCATGTAATACGGGGTCTCAAAACCGTCGGCCTTCAGCAGCAGACCTGGTGCCCATGGAATGGCTCGGCCCATGATCTCCTCAATCTCGGTCAAGGCGTTTGGCTTGCGTGCCTCCACAATAATTTCGTCGTGCACAGTGAAGAGCTGTTCGTGGCCGGCCTTGTCCAAAGCAAGCATGGCCTCGCACAAGCAGTCACGCGCAATTGCTTGTGTGATGTTCTCGACAAGCTTGCCGCCATAGGTGCTGAGCCTGGTCCACTGCTTGGTCTTCTGGTCCTGGCCTTCGTATGTCAGCGACCCTGCCCGGGCCACCATGAACCGGCCGCCGGCGCTGGTCTCGCGGTACAAGTCCTCGCCCTCTATGCGTGGTTTCACGTAGAACAACTTGCGCCCGGATGGCAGCAAGATTGTCAGAAAACCAGACTCGCAATTGAATATAATCTGAGCCTGGCCATTGGCGATAGGCACCGCTACGCCCGCGCGAATCTGCACTGCCTTCTTGGCGGCGTTGTCGCATTTAAGCCACAGTCCTGGCGCCCGGCTGTCGAAGCTGGCGATCTCAGGATTGGCCAAGCGCCAGGCGTCTTTGATCGGGTCCAGTTCGTCCTCGGTCAAGCCCATAGACAGGGCGCCCATGGTCACCAAAGCCCCGGCTCCACCCTGGTAACCCAGCGCCAGCTCGGCGATCTTGCCCTTCTGCCGGTAGGGGGACTTCTTGGTCACCGACCCAGCCGGCAGCTTGAACATCTTCTCGGCCGAAGCCTCATAGATCTTGCCGTGGGTAGCAAACACATCCAGCCTCCACAGGCACCATGCCAGCCAAGCGATCACACGGGCCTCAATGGCGCTGAAGTCGACCGAGATGAACCGAGCCCCTGGCCGGGCGATGAACGCGGTCCTGATGAGCTGTGAGAGGGTGTCAGGCACCGTGCCGAACAAGACCCCAAGGTCCTCGAACTGCCGGGTCTTGACCATGTTGCGTGCCAGTTCCAGATCCTTGAGCTTGTTCTGAGGCAGGTTCTGGACCTGCACGATTCGCCCTGCCCAACGGCCGGTTCGGTTGGCCCCGTAGAACTGGGTCAGCCCGCGCACGCAATCGTCCGCGCACATAGCCCGGGACATGGCCTTGAACTTGGACACGCTTGTCTTGGCCAGCTCTTGCCTGAGCTCCAGCACACGCTTGACGATCGAGCTGTCGGTGCTGGCCAGGATGGCCGGCACAGTCTTCTTGGTCAGGTCAACAATGCTGTCGTCCTCCTCCTCCTCTTGCAGCCACTTCAGCAATTGGTTGCGGCTGTTCGGGTTGTCCAGGCCTGTGAGCTGGATTGCCTCACGGCTGAGGATGTCCTTAAAAATAACGTCGCACTCGATCGCGGCGTCGACCAGAGCTCGGTCCAAGCGCACGCCCCGGGTCATCATCTTGTGGTCCAAGTGCCACAACTTCCATTCGTTGTGAGGCACTGGGAACATGGCCAGCTTGGCGGCGATGGCGTCCTCGCTCTCCACGTCCTTGGCGCAGTAGTCCTTGAACACTGACCACTTGTCGGGATCGTGGTGAGGCAGGTTGCGCGTGCGCTCGCCGTTCTTTTTGGTAGGCTTGCACGGCAAGCAAAAATACCTGATCAGGCTCCAGCCGACGGCCATCTTCTGCTTGTCTGCAGACAGGTTGACAACCTTGCCTACGTCGGCGAGGTTGCCTGGCATTCCCAGGTACAAGGCATGCACGCTGGTGCAGCGCCACTGGGTCACGTCAAGCTGCCGGCCAAGGTGCCGGTTCAAACAAGTCAGCTCGAACACGGCGTTGTAAGAGGCCTTCAACATTGTTGAATCGTCGAGTGCTTCCAAGACGTGGGCGGGTATCTTTTCCCCGGCCATCAAGTCAACGACGTTGACCTGGCCCGTGGTCCACTTGTAGCCGAACAACATGATCTGGAAGTCGGGGCTCTCAACGTACTTGTGCACGCCGCATCTTTTCAGGTCAACGCTGCTGTAGGTTTCGAGGTCAATGCGTAAGGTGGTCATCTGGTTTCCTGGTTAGCTTTTTGGCGAGGCGCCTGGGCCATCAGTCCAGGTTAAGTGTGATGCACGCCTCACCAAAAAACCCCCGTCTTTCCGGGGTGTCATCGGTTTTACTCGAAAGGCAATTCAGCTTGCTTTGGCTCGGCTTCTAGTCGCTCGATTTCCTTGGTGTATTGGTCAAAGATTTGCCTCACCAATTCATCAACCAAATCATGGGGCAACTTGCGCAAGGCTTCAATCGCCAGCTCAGCGCCGGCGGGAGTAAACCGCAAATTCACAACTGGATTCGGACCCATAAAAGCCTTTCAATTTAAGCCAAAAAGTCTTCTTCGACTGCGGTGAAGTCGTCTTCTGCGCGGCTGCGGCCAGACAACGCGTCACCGTCTGCCAGCTTCTGAACATTGTTCAGGCCTGCAGCAATGCCCTTGTTGCCGTCCACGTTGAACGCGTAGAGGTTGATCGACACCCGGCCGTAGCAGCCGCTGTAGACCTCGCTCTTGTCCAGCACCGGGTTAAGGGCGGCGTCCACAACACCAGGCTTCTGGTTGCTGTTGCAGTTTACGAAGTAGCAACCCTTGTATTCAGGGCTCTTTTCCACGTCGCGGTCGGTGTCACCGTCGCGCAACGGGCTCTTGAAGCTGGCCAAGAACTTGGAGCCCCAGGTGGTGGCGCTCTTGCCTTCGGCCTTTACCGCTTCGATGGCGGCTTTGACTTTGTCAAGGGTTGCCTTGTCAGTCTTTGGAATCAGGATCGCGACGCTGTACTTGCCCTTGTCGTTCGTCTCGAAGACGTTGACGTAGGACAGGCGAACTTTGCCGGTGACGAGCTTGGAAGATGAGGGAGTAGTAGCCATTTTCAGTTTTCCTTGTTTACGAAAAATCCTCAGCAGCGGACGCTGCCGAAGGGAGTGCTGGACGCTTGTCTTCGACAGGCACCAGCGTGGGTTTACCGGAAGGCTTGACGAGCAAGTCGCTCAGCACTTCGGTGAACTTCTTTTTGCCGATCGCCTTCTCCATGGCAGTGATGCCCAGGAGACTGCGCTCGAACATAACGGACTCGGGAACGCCTGCGCCCCTGAGCTTTGCAGCCACGTCTTCTTGGCTGCTGTACTTGCGAATCGACCGGCCTTCGACCAGCTTGAAACCGGGCACCATGATATTGTGTTCGGTCGCCTGCTTGAGCGAATGGGTTTTCAAATCGTTGAACCAGTCAATCACCATGTCGGCTTTTGGCAACAGTTTTGCAACCCGGTCCAGGGACAGGGTTGCCACTGCGGGCGGCAAGTCGTTGGCAAACTCAAGCTTGGCCACTGCCAGGGCTTGATCGGCTCTGGCCGGGCAGGTGTAGCGGGCCTTGCAGAAGCAGTTTGTGCAGTGGTCGCCAGCAACGAACTCGCCTTCGCCAAGCCACGCAAGCTTGGCAGCAGGCACAACCTTCTCTTCGGCCCAGGTGAGGAGCTCCTCGATCGTCAGCTCTTCGCTGCCGAAGTTGTGAAGCCTGGGTTGCAAGACAGTCATGCGCACCCGCTTGATGTCGTACAAATGGCTCAGCACGTTGTAAGCACCCAGGCCGTACAGGCGGAACTGGCTGTTGTTTGCTGCGTCCACGTAAATGCCTTTGCCGTACTTCAAGTCCATCACTTCGACCAGGTCGTCGGTGATGATCACCAGGTCTCCGGTGCCAAAGCCTTCGGGCACCCAGCGGCTGAAGTCCAGCCTCTGTTCCACCAGGATTATGGGATCTGGGCACCTTACCCGGGCGTCTTTGATCCGCTCAATCGCGTACTCAACTGCGGTGTTCACGTAATCCCGCAGCTCTTGGTTATCGAACTTGGACTTGCGCAGCGCTTCCACCGGCAGGCCCATGTGGATCAGAAGCATCTGCTCGAATACCGCATGAGCAAACGTGCCCTCCCTGGCAAACTCGCTTCCTTCGTCTGCAAAAGGTTCTTCCGCAAACACGCTTGGCGTGCATGTCATCCACTTCTCGCTGCCGGAGGCCGACAGTTTGGCGTGGGCTGTCATTGCGCGCCGCCGTACATGAAAGCAAGGCCCAAGAGCACGCCAAGGCCGCCGCCTGCAAGGAGAATGCCCGCAACCGCGCTGAGCACGGTTCGGTAAACCCTGGCCGGGCAAGAGCGGCCCTGGTTACAGTTTGAATTGCAGCAATTCATTTTCGAGCCTCCAGCATTGCGTCGGCCATTCGGTAAGCACGTTCGGCAATTAAACGGTGGGCTTCGTCATCACCCAGTTTTTGGTTTTGCAAGCACAAGCCGGCAAACAGATCCCGCAGATTGCCTTCCCTGGTTGCGGAAACGTGCTCTTCAACTATCTCTTGGGCGTAGGCAAAAGAGATCTCGCCCCTGGACAGGGAGTCAAAGATTTCTTCAATTGATGGGGGCAACATCTTTGGACTCCAGGGCGTCGTACCACTTGATGGCCTCTTCGCAAACGTGGTGGATGTTCACGCTCAGGTAGGTCGCGATGATGAGGGCCGGCGTTGGCGGTTCGTCCAATGCTTCCGGGCGGTCCAGGCTACCTTCAATGGTGTACTGGCTGTCTGGGCAGTCGGTGATGGTGAGGGTCGCGACAGTCATATCGCCTCCGCTTCAGCAAGCAAGCTTGCAAAGTCTTCCACAAGAACGTCGGTGAGCTTCTTCACTCCAAACTTGGCAAGCAGTTCACGAACCGCATTGCCGTGGCCTTTCTGCGTCAAGTCGGCCAGCTTGGCGCGCACGTCGACCAGGGTGACGACGGACTCGCTGAAAGGCTCAACGACGGCGGGTGCTTCAGGCTCAACGGCGTCGGGCTTGCGTGCACGCTTGGCTTTGGGGGTTTCGGCAACGGTCTCGATCTGGACGGCTGCGAGGCTAAGGTAGCTGGCCATGGCTACTGCCACGACCTGAAGTTGTTCTGGTGTTTCTGGGGTAAACGTGACTGTAAACATTATTGCTTTCTCCTGAAATCTGGTTTGGGCTCTTCGTACTTGGGAGGCTGGTTTGTGAAAATGGGGCGCCAACTTGTCAGGCGCATCCAGGTTGCCTGAACATCAGCGCCGGGTGTCCACTTGAAATCAGAGTGGTCGGCTGGGACGGTTGGTAAGGCCATGGTTTCCTTTAGCTGTTTCGGGGTCGCAATGTTAGCACTGCTTCCCGTTGTTTTTCAGGGATTTTGCTTGAGTTGCTAGAAAGCAACGCTTACCTGCAGGTGTATGATCTTCCGACATGAATGCACACGAAATCATCATTTGCCTTGGCGGCCCGGGGGCGATCGCTCGATACTTGGGCATCACTTCCCCGGCCGTTAGCCAATGGCGCAACAAGAACCGCATACCTGCTGCAAGGGTGTCCGGCTTGGTGGCGCTGTCCCGTAAACTGCGTTGCCCGATCACCCCCGTGCAGATGCGGCCTGACATCTTTGGAGAATCCTGACATGGCACGCCTGTCCTTTACCCTGTCCATCGCCACCCTGAGAGCGCTTGCCGAGGGGGAGATTTTAGTCATGGAAATCGAAGACCAGGAGATGGAAGTCCTGCTGAGATGCGACCCTGACGAAGTGATCTACCTTCGAGACGCAATCAACGCCTCGATGATGGAATTCTTACCAACCCCCACCTCAATAAATTGATGAATGACGACGACGACACGCAAATCTACGTCAAGCCCTGGGTCGGACTGACGGATGAGGAGATCAAAGAAATCTGGCTGACAGGAGTTGATCGAGGCGATGACTGGCTTGATGTGCAAGGGATCGCCCGAGCTATTGAAACCAAGTTAAGGGCTAAAAACACATGAGCTACATCATTGCATCACTGCCGCCCATGAAGTGCTTCGTGCGGCGCGAGTTCTTGTACAACGACCACAAGGGGCATGGCGAACTGGAGCCAGCCATCTGGGTCAGCCTCAAGGCGTTGCGTGGTCAGGTGTTCCGCATCGAGTCGCTGTTGCCCGCCTACGGTGCGCTGTACGACAAGCTGCCCATTCATGCGTATGTCTGGAAGGAAGACCACGGCGACCTGCCTATCGACACGCTCCAGTTATGGGACTGCATGGGCTACCGCTTCACGATCGTCGAGAAGATCGGCCTACGCAACCTGGGCGTCAAGTTCTTGGGCAAAGACCGTGAGTGGCACTTCGGGCGCTACCTGTTCACAGTGGATTTCTGCGCTGACGGCATGGATCTGGACACCGGGTTTACCGAGCAGGCCGAGGAGCACAAGTCGTTTAACTGGATCGCTCTCGACAACGGCCAGTTTGCCTGCCAGCCGAACAACCGCTGCCTGTGGTACGACCAGAGCCTGATCCCCGCAGAGACAAAGTTCCCTGATTTCCAAGCTGCTCAGAGGATATGGACGGTCGACGGCACGCGCAAGTGGTCGGCAGATGACAACTGGTTTTACAACATCAAGGAGAAAGAATCATGCACATCAACGTAATTAGAAACCCTTCGCGCGACGGCGCCACTACCGGTGAGCTGTTTATCGACGGCGCGTTTTTCTGTCACACCTTGGAGGACGAGGTTCGTGAAGTAGAAGGTTTGCCGGTAAAAGATTGGAAAGTTTACGGCGAAACCGCGATTCCAAGGGGCACTTACAAGCTTCTGGTAACGCACTCCACAAGGTTCAACTGCGACATGCCTTTGATTTCAGATGTTCCTGGTTACGCCGGCTGCCGAATTCACACTGGGAACAAGAAGGAAGACACCGAGGGTTGTTTGCTTGTGGGGTTTGGCGAAGGCCAGTCAACTATTTCCCGGTCAAGAGACGCCTTCAACGAGCTCTTCCCAAAGATCAAGGACGCGATTGCCGAAGGCGAGACCGTCACGATCACTTTTGCTTGAGGGGAAAAACGTGGTTGGCATTCGATACAACCCCCGGCAAAACAAATGGATCGCTTCATTCAAACACAAACACATCGGGACGTTTGTAACGGAAGAAGAAGCGATCGCCGCCCAGGCCAGGTACGACCCCTTGGGTGATAGCCCCCGGGGCCGGCGTGAAGGCCCGCGCCCGTTTGGCAGTTCGTTCTTTTCAATATCGGCCTCGAATTCCATCTTTACCATGGCCGAATTCAAAAGAACCCGGGTTTCAAGGTAAGTTTTTTACCGAGTCGCGCGGATCGCGACAACTTTTTTAGAGATTGATATGACAGCCAGACAACTGTATTTTGAAGACCTGTTGCTCGATTGCACGGCCGCAGCCAAAGCAATGGAGATCCCCCTTGAGCAACGTGGCGAGGTGGTTGCCGCTTTAGTTCTTTCCGACAGCTACAACGGCTTGCGAAAGGCCATCATTCAGGCTGAAGCTTTGCGTGCTGGACGGGCTCAGTCATGACCCGCCCGACCGTACTGCCAGTCTTGCTGGGTGGCATCCCTGACGGCCTGCAGGCTGTCAACGCTTGGGTGATGTGGCGTCTGACAAAGCGCACCAAGCCGAACGGCGAGACCGTCTGGACCAAGGTGCCCTTCACCACTGGCGGCAAGCCGGCCAGCTCTACCGACCCGTCTACCTGGACCGACTTCGGCTCGGTCTGCGACACCCTGATATTTGAAGAAGGCTTCGACGGCATTGGTCTGGTGCTGGGTGAGCACGCTCACGGCATCGACCTTGACGATTGTCGCGCTCCTGATGGGACCTTGACGCCATTGGCCCAGGAAGTCTTGGACCGGGTCGACGGTTACGCAGAGGTGTCGCCAAGCGGCACGGGCATCAAGATATTTGCAAAGACAAACCTCGACGGCTCGCGCACCAAGAAGGCTGACGGTGTTGAGCTGTACCGGGACGGCCGATACTTCACTGTCACTGGCCACCAAATCAACGGCCACGGCCTGGTCTCTCCCGCAGTGCAGGATCTGGGTTGGTTGGTTCAGAAAGTTTGGAACGAAAATCTTTCTGCAGAAAGCTTTGCTGGCGACGCAGGCGAGATCGCCCTGGCCAACTACAAGCCGCCTCTTGAAGACTGGGACATCGACCGGGTGGTGGACGAGGTCCTGGTGCACATCGACCCCGACGGCGGTTACGAGGACTGGCTAAAGGTAGGGGCCGCTCTGCACCACCAGGGCGGTGGCGACTCAGAGTGGCTTGACGCCTGGGACAACTGGAGCTCTGGCTCTGGAAAGTGGGTCGAGGGCTACTGCGCAGACAAGTGGTCTTCTTTCAGCACCCAGCGTGCCGGCGGTAAGGGCGCCCTGACCCTGGCCTCCCTGCTCAAGAAGACCAGCGAGGTCAGGTCGGGCGTGGCCAGATCCGCGCGTGATGTTCAGATGTCGGATCTGCTGGCCAGGGTGCTGGCGATCACGGACCCGCGAGACCTGCAGGAAAAGATTGCGGCCTCGATTGCACACAACGCCGACTACACAGACGTGGAGAGGGCTCAGTTCGCGGCTGCGATCCAGGCTCAAGCGCGCTGCTTGGGCACCAAGCTGGAGATCGGCACGGTGCGCGGCTGGCTGCGGCCCAGGGTGCGTGCGTCGTTCCCACATCTGAACGACGACGGTCACCCCCTGTGCACGATCGAGAACCTGGAGGTGCTGCTGAGCCGGCTGGGCGTAGTGGTGCGTTACAACATGATTTCAAAGGCCACCGAGATTCTGATACCTGACTCGGCTTTTTCCAGGGACAACAAGGACAACGCCGCGATCGCTGACATCCTGTCCGCATGCGAGAAGGCGCGCATGTCGACCAAGTTCGTGCCCCAGTTCCTGCTTCGCATTGCAGACGCCAACGCATACAACCCGGTGGCGGCGTGGGTGGAGTCGGTGCCGTGGGACGGGGTGTCTAGGTTGGGGCGCTTTTTTAAGACTGTGGATTGCGGCGGGGCGATGGACCAGGGTTTGAAGGAGCTGCTGATGCGCAAGTGGCTGGTCCAGGCTATCGGTGCCGCGTTTTCTTTGGACGGCATCGCGGCCCAGGGCATCCTGACTTTCAGCGGGCCGCAGAACATCGGCAAGACGACCTGGTTCAACCGGCTGGCGCCGGAAGCTTTGGGGGTGATCCACACCGGGCACACCCTGGACGTGCGTTCCAAGGACTCCCAGTTGATCGCACTTCGGTTCTGGATCGTGGAGCTGGGCGAAATTGACGCGACATTCCGAAAAAGCGACGTGTCCGCGCTGAAGTCGTTTGCCACTCAGGCTGTCGACTCGATTCGTCGGCCATACGCCATGACCGAATCCACATACGGGCGGCGCACAGTGTTTGGAGCGACGGTGAACGACAGCGAGTTCCTGTCCGACCCGACAGGCAACCGTCGTTTCTGGACGATCCCGGCGGTTGAGTTTGTGCCTGATGCGGGGTTGGACATGCAACAGCTTTGGGCCGAGGTCCTTGGGTTGTATCGCGGCGGTGATCGTTGGTACTTGTCGATGGCTGAGGCGGCTTTGCTTGGCGAGCACAACTCTGACTTCACCGTGACCAACCCGATTGATGAGCGTATTGCTGCGGGGTTTGCATGGGCGGGTCTTTTGGAGTGTTGCGAGTGGGCCACGGCGAGCGATGTGCTGATTCGCGTGGGGGTCAAAGACCCGACACTTCCGCAGATGTTGGCCGCGTCAAGGGCACTACGAAAACTCAACGGTGAGAAGCGAAGAAAGTCGAACGGCAAGGTGTTGTTCGCGATTCCTGGTGCCGGAACCGACTTTTTAGGGTAAGAGGGCACAAGAAAGGGCCTGCTACCCTGGTCTGTTACCCTGTCCTAAGTCCTTGATTCTTCTACTCTTTCTACTATTTAGGGTAATAGGGTAATAGAAATAGAAGCTTATAGGAGGAAGGATAATTGAAGGTTATAAAAACACAGTCTAGCTATATATATGTTTGAAAAAGGGGTAGTGCCCTTGCCCTGTTACCCTGAAAGGAGTTTCTAAAATGCTGGAACAAACGATCGAACGACGACTGGTGGACAAGGTGAAAGCGGCCGGAGGCTTGGCCTTGAAATGGACCGCGCCTGGTTTTGCTGGGGTGCCTGACCGGATTGTGTTTTTGCAAAACCGGGTCGTTTTTGTGGAGCTGAAAGCCCCTGGCAAGAAGCTGGCGCCGCTGCAGGCGAGGGTGCACCAGATGCTGCAGGCTTTGGGCGCTGACGTGAGAACGGTCGACAGCTATGCAGGCGTGGACGAGGTGGTGGGATGAGGACGCGTGCCGAATTCAGGCCTTACCAGCACCAGGCCGAAGCCTTTGCCCTGGCCAACCGGCGGTCCTACCTGGCAGCCAAAGCAGGCGCCGGCAAGACTGCGGTCGCCCTGGCGGTAATCGACAAGTTGATGTTTGATACTTTTGAAGTCAGCAAGGTTTTGGTGGTGGCGCCAAAGAGGGTGGCACGGCAATGGCCAGGAGAGGCCCAAGGATGGGCGTTTGGCAGGGGTTTGGGGTTCAGGGTATACGTGGGTAGCCCGGATGAGCGTAGAGAGGCTTTGGCGGCTTCCTACGACGTTTTGACTTGCAGTTTCGAGCACTTCCCTGAACTGGTGAAGCAGTTCAAGCTGGCCGACTGGCCGTTCGACCTGGTGATCTTCGACGAGGCCAGCAGGCTGAGGAAGGGAGGGCGCAAGGGAAGCGTGGGCTGGAAGGCGATGAACGCGATCAGCAGCAAGACCCAGGCGCGAATCATGCTGATGAGCGGCAGCCCCAGGCCCGGCACCGCGCATGAGTTGTTTGCGCCGGTGTTCATTCTGGACCAGGGGGCCAGGCTGGGCACCACACTGACTGGCTTCCGTGCTGAATACCTTGAGCCGAACAAGCAGAACCGCAGCAACGGCCAAGTCTATAGCTGGAAGCTGCGCAAAGGCATGGAGCAGGCCCTTTACAACAAGATCGGGGATCTGTACTTCGCAGTGGCGCCAGACCTGGGGCTGAAGTCAGTGGTGATCGACCGATACATCGCATTGCCCAAAGAAGTTGAGAAGGCCTGCACAGATCTGCAAAGCAACATGGTGCTTGACTTCGATGAACTTGTGCTGACAGCAGCAAGCCAGGGGACAGTGGCTGGCAAGCTTCACCAGATGTGCCAGGGTGCAGTGTTCGGGGACAACGGCAAGGTCCAGGTGCTGCACGAAGAGAAGCTCGATGAGCTTGAACAGATTGTCGGGGAAGAGCCCGTGATCGTGGCCTACTGGTACACGCACGACCTGGCAAGGCTCAAGGCCAGGTTTCCAAACGCGGTAGACGTGTCTACTGACGCCGGCATGGCAGCGGCCCAGGCGGGAAAGGTGGACATCGCCTTGCTGCACCCAGGCAGCGCCGGCCACGGCATCGACGGCCTGCAGAAGAGGTTCAGCAGCATTGCCTGGTTCACGATCCCGGCGAGCTTTGAGATGTACGACCAGACCAACAAGCGAATCGTCAGGTCAGGCCAAAAAGAAACCGTCAGCATCTATCGGATCATTGCGGGCAACGGGATCGCTGACGAGAGACTACTGGCCGGGCTGTACGCCAAAGAGCGTGAGCAGGACGCATTCTTTAATCACTTGGAGAGCAAAGCATGACCAGCAGAGAGAAGATTACCAGCGCACACGCAAGCAAGAACCTGCAGGACCGGCCGTCAGGGGAGATTGGGGACATCGACATCATTCGTGCTTGTGGGATGGCTGGGCAGAGCAACCCCCTTGGGCTGTCAATCTGGCGCTGGCGGTACGCCGGGGACAACCGGGAACTGGCCAGGATCGCAGAGGCATTGATGGGCCTGGGCCACGACGTTACGGTAGTGCTCACCGTGCTGCAGCACCTGAACCGGGAAGTGTGCCCGGGGTGCATGGGACGTGGTTACGGTGTGGTGGACGGCACGCCCATGTTGAATGGGCAGGTGTGCGTGGAGTGTAGGGGAACCGGGAAAAGGCAACTTCAAGGCAAGGCCGAACTGGCCTTGGTTGAAGTGATCATGCGTTTGGAGCAGGATATTTCGACAAGCATCAGCCGGAAATTGGGGCCGACCCCCTGATGACCTGGCCGCAGCATGCGCAGATCTTCCGGTCTTTGCGCCGGGTCAGGGCCCGGTGCACTGCAGACTCATTCACGCCTGCCTGCTTGGAAGCAGAGTAGACGGTCATGCCGTCGTCCAGCACTAGGTCCACGGCCTGCATGGTGCGGGACTTGGAAGCGTCGTCAACCCTCTTGGTCCAGATGGCTACGGACTTGTCTGGCCAGGCGGCAGGCTTTGAAGTGAATGCTGAGCACGACAACTTGCCTGCGTTGTCCCAGGCTACCAGGTAACGCAGATCATCACGATCGGACATCACCCGAAGCTTGTGGCGGACGTTGTCTGTCCAGGCCAGGTCGAGGAAAGATTCAAATGACAGGTTGTTCATATCTTGGCCTGCCTTTCCCGCAATGCGTCGATCTCGGCCCACAACTTTGTGGCGTAGTCGGTTGAGATCTGGTCTTTCCAGAGGTCGAGGGTGTCGTAGCAATCGAACATGGCGCGCCTGCAGGTGTAAAAGTCGTAAGACTTCACCTTGGCCACGAAAATTTGGTGCCAGTCGCTGTAAGTCATGTTCTCACCCAGACAAAAGTATCAAGCAAGACCACAATGATTGCGGCCACGTAAACAACGGTAAAGGCTACACGTTCGGCGCGGGTCATACGGCCGCCATTTCTTGGGCCCATTCCAAGCCCATTTTGTCAACCACGAATTCGTAGCTGCCCTTGGTCCCAGGCTCTACGTCGTTGCGGCTGGGGATGGTGTTGCCGTAGTAGTCGCGGTAGTCCTTGCCCTCCGGGCCAAGCAGGCAGTAACCGGCGTTGAGGGCTTCCATCATCGAGCGGCCGTAGCTGCCCTGCAGGCCCCACATCCCGCTGTTGATGGCGCGCTGGGTTGAGAGGAAACGCTGGAAGTTTTCAGCGTCGTCGTTGTCGTCTTCGATGTTGATCACGTCTTTTAAGGTAAACATTTTTAATCTCCAGATTTATGCGATTTCGTATTCGTTGGCTTTGGTGCGAATCACTTGGACTTTTTTGCCGCCAGCCACAATGTGGCCGTACTCACCGTCGTTGGTGTACACACCGTCAGGGTCAACGGTTATGTAGACCACCCTGGTTATCCAGCAAAAGGCGTAAGCGTAGGTGTTGAGCTTTTGCGCAAAGAATCGGTCGTTATCGCGCTGAGTCACGTAGACGCGGGCTTTGATTTTCATGGTGTCTCCAATGGGGGCCGAAGCCCCCGGGTTTTTAAGCGGTCAGCAGATCCAGAGTGCGGGACTTGAGAGCAGCCCCGACTCCCCACTGCGCTGCGACAAACCGGTTCTGGTCTGTCACGGCGCGGACGTGGTGGTCAGCGTACTCAGTGACCGCGTTGAGGAAGCCCCAGCGAGTACCGAACACACCGTCCATCATTGCGCCCATGCCGTCGCCGTTGAAGAGGGACATGACCTTCTTGAAGCCGGCAGTCTCGCGGACCTTCTCGCCGTTGCCGAAGATCTGGACAGCCACGTCAGCCGCCTGCTCTTCGTGCATCTCGATGTTGGCCAGGCGGGTGACCGTAGCGCGGAACGCGTCCCAGGCTGCGGTGTTCAGGCCCATGAACTCCTTGACCGAAGAGGGGTCGAAGGTCGAGCGGTGGGTCACCTTGACCGAAGCGGCCGAGTCAGCCAAGGCCATCTGCAAGGTGTTCTTGCAGACGGTGCGCACGGTAGTGCGGCGAACCTCGGTGGCCAGCGACCCGTCAGCGCTGGTGCTGATCAGGATGTAGCCGCCGATCGTGTCGCGGACAGACACCGGAGCGGCTTCGCCGATCTTGGCCGTAGCCCAGAAGCGTTTGCCGTCGTAGATCGTGCCGGCCGCTGACAGGTCTAGGCCACCGGCCTTGGCGATGTCGCGGAAGAACTCGATCACGTCAGCAGGCTGCACGACCTGGTAGCGCTTGGACACAACGCCCAGGGGCGCCTTGGTGTCAGAGCGAAACAGAACGTGCTGGTCAGGCAGTTCCAACTGGTCACCGCCGAAGCTGGTGTTGTAGCGGACGATCCCGCGCTTGATCTTCCAGTCCATGCCTGCAGCGACGCGCCAGGCGTCCAGGCTGGTGTTGTCTTCCAGAGCTTGGCCAAGGCCGTGCCAGGGGGTGCCGTCGCTTGCCAGGTAGGCAAATTCAACGCGGCCGTCGGAGTGAGTTGTGAGTTCGTGTGACATGGTGATCCTTTGAAGTTAACGGCAAAAAGTGGTAGGGAGAGAAAAGCTGGAGAACTTGCCGGTGTACAACTCATGGCTGCCGGCGGCCATGACGCACGGGGCGTCGATGGAGCCGAAGTCAAGAGGCGGCGAGGCCGTCCAAGGGCGTTCGCCCTCGACCGCTGCCAGGTATTCAGGGCTCATGGCCCAGGACATGAAATTCATTGAGTTTGTGGAGTTCATCAATATTCCCCTTCGGAGTAGTAAGAGTGTTCGTATTCGGCGGCCATCTGTTCGTCAGCGGCTTGTCTGGCTTGCGCCGCCGCTACCAACGCGGCCATGTCCTGGCTGACCAGGGCGTTGAATTCAGCGTTGGTCATCTCAAGCCGCCTGTCTTGCTGTAACCAGGACCTTGGTCATCTTGATGGTTTTCTCCACCAGGCTGACCTTGTCGCCGAGCATCACTTCGACCTTGCGAGGGTCGTATGTGGTGCGTTCCTGCTGCACGACGGTGGCCGTGAACATGTCGCCGTGGTACTTGTCAAAGCCGGCCTTCTTCAGCCGGGCCTTGATGGCGTCGGCTTCGGTGGTCAGGCGGCTGATGTCAGCGAGCAAAAGCCCGAGGTTGTCAACTTCGTCCTGGGCGCTGATTTGCGCAATGGCGGCGGCCACCGGCGACTGCATCGCTTCGGGCCACTTGGCGGCCACAAGGGCCCGTACTTGATCTGCGTTCATATCAAACTCCAAAATACCAAGCCGTCACGGCCGCCTGGATACGCCGCCTAAACCGAGCACGCCCGGCTTAGGGAAGGGCCGAAGCCCGGAGAGGTTACGTACCGTAGGTGCCCCAGTCGGGCATCACGAACGTCCATTCTTTTGCAGTCCAGGCCAGGTCGTTGAAGCTGACCTTGCCGTCGAAGAAATCAACCAGGCTGGCCCGGTCGGCTATCAAGCCTGCAACCCGGTCTTCGCACCGGGGATAACGCTTGAACATCGCGATGTTGATGTCCAAGACTTCGAGAATGCGTTCGGTGTTCATACAACCCCTTCGTAGTGTGCGATCGCGTCGCCCTTGATCTGTTCCCAGATGTCCAGGAAGCAGGCTTGTTGGTCTTCGACAGCCTGCTTGGTGCAGCGCTGTTTGACATTCGCCAGGCGGCGGACGTAGTCACTGAAGAGCGCAGAGACCACGACGCCAGGTTCAGTGACGAAGCCAATGTGAGCCAGGGTTGTTACCAGGCCGCCAACCTTCCAGGTGGATACCTCAAGGCGTGCCGTGCGGCCGTCCTTGAGCATGAAGTCTTCGTAGGCCTTGGCAGCCCAGCCCTTGTCGCCGTAAGGCTTTTGGTAAATGCGGTTGTTCATATCGTCTCCAGTGTTAAACAGGGGCAAAAAGTTTGCGGCCTTCGCGGACAAAAACCCGGATGGCCATCGCTTCGTCAGGGGCCAGCTCGTCGTCGGCGAGCATTTCTTTCATTACGATCACCATGTCAAGGAGGCTCATGCCGTACACGGCGCGCTTGTCGTTGATGATGTGGATTGCTTGTTCGATCTTCATTTTGTTGTCCTAGAGTTCAGCAGCAGCAGGGCAAGCCTGTCTTCTATTGCGTCGATGTTGCCGTTGCTGCGGCGCAAACCGTGCGGGTCAAGCAAGTTGTATTCGACCCAGCAAGCTTGGTCCTGCGTTGCGTTCCAGGCCCAAGCGTCTGCCAGGTCAAGCCCGGCGATTACTTCGGTGAGTGTCATGTTTATCTCCAAACAGAGTAAGGCTCGCCACCCGACAGGGCAACAGCGTACACGCCGCAGATGTCCACCGAATTGGTGGTGCTGCGGGCGTTGTCGTAGACGTCCTCGCGCAGGGTGTCAAGGCGTTTGCCGCCGGCTTCAACCAGCGGGAGGCCGGCGTTCTGCAGCAAAACAATAAACGGTGTCTTCATGTTTATCTCCAAAATACCAAGCCGTTACGGCCGCCTGGTTACGCCGCCTAAGCCGAGCACGCTGGGCTTAGGTGGGTTCGGTCTGCAGTGACTAAGTCCGGTGTGCAATCCCGGCTACCCTAGTGCATATCTGACGTGAAGACTTGCGATTTAAGTTCATATGCCCGAGGGCGAACAGCACAAGTCGGTACAGCGTTTACTAGGCCTCCACTACAAACCAAACCCGTTGTTTGGTTCCCCTTCACACATCGCCGATCTTGGGGATCGGGTCAAAGCGGTCTGGCTTTTGATTTCCCTGGTCGGTACTCTCTAATCGGCTGGTTCCCTTTTTGTATCCCCCTGGTCCTTCGGGGCGGGTCGTTTCCGACCACAACTAGAATTTAACACACTGACAGTAAGTGTCAAGTGTTTTTAATTTGTAGCAAAAATACAACAGGAAGTTGTTGTTTTTTAGCAACACAGATTGCTAGGTTTTGGCCACTTGACCCGGTAAGCGGCCTGAATTACACTTTTTGTGCCAAGGTGCGCCCGAGAAAAAGGCTTGCCAACCGAATAACCAAGCCGCCGATCTGGCGGCTTTTTCAATGGGCTGACCATGAAACAAATCACCATTACCCTTGGGGACGACGGCCAAATTACCGTTGAATCCAGCGAGGGCGGCGAGCCCTATCAATGCGAGACCATTGACGAGTGCCGCCAGTACGTGGACAAGATGCTGGCCGAGGAGGGCGGAGAGAGCCCCGAAGAGCAAACAACCGAAGGCGAGGAAGACTACGGTCAGATGTGGCAAGAAGAAGCGAAGAATCGTCAACCCCAACCTGGCCTGATGGCCTAATCCAAGGAGCTAACCCCATGCAAGAATATTCAAACCCAGCCAGCCGTAACACCATGCGCGCAGCAGGCAACCCAATGAAAACCGGCGCCGCTATGGGCGGTGGCGGCAATCAAACTCAAGGCGCCGGCGTGCTGCCGAGCAAGGTCGCGGTGCCGCTGCCTGGCACGAACACGACTCAGCCCGAGTTCAAAGGCGGCATGAAGAAGGCGCCTATGGGCTTCAACAACGGCTTGATCGCCGGCAAGATCTAATGGCATGAAGACTCCAGCCTGGCAACGCAAGGAGGGCAAGGCGCCTTCCGGTGGGCTGAACGCCAAGGGCCGAGCCAGCGCCAAGGCGCAAGGCATGAACCTGAAGGCCCCGGTCAAGTCAGGCGACAACCCTCGCCGGGCCAGCTTCCTGGCCAGGATGGGCAACATGCCTGGACCTGAGCGCAAGGATGGGGAGCCGACTCGGTTGCTGTTGAGCCTGAACGCCTGGGGCGCGTCGTCCAAGGCGGACGCCAAGGCCAAGGCCCAGGCCATCAGCAACCGCAACGGCCTGATCGCCAAACGAATGAAGGCATGACATGGTGAAGAGAGCTAGTTCACGCAAGGCTGATCTGGTCGGCGAGCCGCCCAAGCTGGCCACGCTTGATGACCTGGCGTTCCCGACGACCACGCGATCAGGGCGGCAGCACGCCTCTCAGCGCAGCAGCTCCACCCACAAGGGCGGGGCGATGCGCATCAATCTCAGGATGGTGTCGGAGGCCCTGGTCGAGGAAGGCCTGGACCCGGCGCTGGAGATGATCAAGATCCTCAAGAAGGAGATCCCGGTCCTGGACGTGAACGGCAAGCCCCGTCTGGCCAAGGACGGCACGCCAATGATGCGGTCTGCCCTGGACGACGACACCAAGCTGCGCACTCTCAACGAGCTGCTCCAGTACACCCAGCCCAAGCTGAAGTCGGTGGAGATGAAGGTGTCGGGCAATCTGGAGCTGACCAACGAGCAACTCGACAGCAGGCTGCTCATGCTGCTAGGCAAGGCCGTCAAATGAGCGCCGTTCTCGATCTGGACCTGAGCAAGCTCAACCTGTCCTCGCTCTCGCATGAAGCGAAGCTGCAGGTCTACGATCTGCTGCGCATTCGCGACATCCGGGCGAAGCGCAACAAGCTGGCGGCCTACTCGGCTTATGCCAAGCAGGTCGACTTCCACAACGCTGGGGCCAGCTTTCGAGAGCGCTTGTTCATGGCAGGCAACCAGCTTGGCAAAACCTGGGCCGGCGCCTTTGAGGTCGCCATGCACGTCACCGGTCGCTACCCGGATTGGTGGCAAGGCAAGCGGTTCCCATATGCAACGCGGTCCATGGTCGGCTCGGAGTCCTCGGAGCTGACGCGCAAGGGCGTGCAGCGTTTGCTGCTTGGCCCGCCTGAGATGAGGGACGAGTGGGGCACCGGAGCGATCCCGCACGAATGCCTTCGCGACACCAGCATGAAGCAGGGCGTGCCTGACGCCGTATCGAGCATTGTGGTGCGCCACGAATGCGGCGAGGACAGCGTCATCCAGTTCAACAGCTACGACCAGGGGCGCAGCAAGTGGCAGGCTGACACCGTGGACTTCGTCTGGTTCGACGAGGAGCCGCCGCTGTCGATCTATTCGGAAGGCCTGACACGCACTCAGGCAACAGGCGGCCAGGTGTTCGTCACTTTCACGCCTTTGCTGGGCATGTCCGACGTGGTCAAGCGGTTCCTGATCGACAAGCCGGCCGGCACCAACGTCACGAAGATGACCATTCACGACGCCGAGCATTACAGCAAAGAGCAGGCGGACGCGATTATTGCAAGCTACCCGGAACATGAGCGCGATGCCCGGTCGAAGGGTATCCCGATCCTGGGCAGTGGGCGGGTGTTCCCGGTTGCGGAGGACGCGATCAAGGTGCGCGCCTTCCCGATCCCGCCTCACTGGCCGCGCATTGTCGGCATGGACTTTGGCGTCGACCACCCGACCGCCGCCGTCTGGCTGGCCTGGGACCGCGACAGCGACACGATCTACGTCACCGACACCTACCGACGCAGCGAACCTGGGATCGCTGGGCACTCGATGGCCATCCGGTCACGAGGCGAGTGGACCCCGGTGGCTTGGCCGCACGACGGCCTGCAGCGCGACAAGGGCGGCTCGGGTGAGCAGTTGGCCAAGCAGTACAAGGACCAGGGGCTCAACATGCTCAAGGACCGGGCTACGTTCGAGGACGGCAGCAACGCGGTCGAAGCCGGGCTGTCAGACATGCTGAACCGCATGCAGTCCATGCGCCTCCGGGTGTTCGCCCATCTGGAGGACTGGTTCGAGGAGTTCCGCCTGTACCATCGCAAGGATGGCATGGTGGTCAAGATCACAGACGACCTGCTGTCAGCAACGCGTTATGCGGTAATGATGCGCCGCTTCGCCAAGACACAGGAAGAAGCCGAGACCCGAATCCGCACCAACAATCGCATGCCGAGCGTACCCGCGTTCGGAGTGTTTGACTCTGTAACCGGGTATTGAAAGAACCACCATGGCAATGAACCCTCTCGAACAAGCCCCGCCGCAGATGGGCGTTGGCGCTGGCAACTTCCCAGCCACGCCAGCCGCACCGGCCATGGCGCCAATGGCCACACCACCTGCGCCGACGGCCGCCACACCACCTGCGCCGACTGGAGGCGAGAACCCGTCGATCAAGCAGATGCAGAGCTTGGGTGATGAGCTGTTCAAGATGTACGGCACTGACACCCAGTCCATGCAGGCAGACCCGCGATTTGCTCAACTCCGGCAGCTTCAGCAGGACTTTGGCAAAGACTCCGGCCAAATCAATCAACAAACCTGGGACCAGGAAGCCGCTCAACCGGCCCAGGCTCCAATGTAAGGATCGTCATGGCTACCAACCCTTTTGCCCAGCCCCAGGTCCAAAAGCCCATGATGGGCGTTGGCACTGGCAACTTCCCCCAGTCGACCGGTCTTGGGCCTATGCCGGCGCAACGAGGCTCGCAACGCCCCGGTTCGCAACTTCAAAAAGTCCTAGCAAATCAAGCGGCTAAAAGGGGTATGGCACTGCCGGAAAGGGCAGACCCCGATTTACAAGGGCTGTTGACGCAGCAGCAGATGCAGCAGCCGATGCAGCAGATGCAGCAGGAGCAGATGCAGCAGCCGATGCAGCAGATGCAGAAGGAGCAGATGCAGCAGATGCTGATGCAGAGGGGTCAGCAGGAGCTGATGCAGAAGGAGCTGATGCAGAAGGAGCCGATGATGGGCGTTGGCACAGGCAACTTCCCAGCTCAGCCGCAAGGCCAAAGCAGCACCGGAATTCCGACGGAATTCGCGAAACGTGACGATTCATCAAAACCGGGGGCTTACTTTGAAACGGCCATGCCTGCCGTAATGCCGCAGCAGCCATACGTTTCGTCAGGCTCCGATTTGCAACCTCAAGCTCAAGCTCAACCAAGCCGAGCCAATCTTGAAAGCGTCGGCAAGGCCGCTGCTGCTGCTGCCGCGCTTCAAGGTAAAAACCCCGGAGGCCCGCTAGGGGCTGACCTGGTTACAAATCCAAACTCGGCCAATGCGCAAGTTAGCCAGGACAAGGAATCCGCGCGCCAGGCCGGAACAAATACCGGTAATCAAACGGCAGCCATGGCGGGTCAACCCGCAGGCTTGATCGCTGGGCAGATGCCGGCCCGCCGAATTTAATAGGACTAAAACGTGCACGCACAACCCATACAGATAGAAGCCGAAGTATTAGATCCTCAAGCGGCAAACGAAAAGCGCGAGGAACGGCTACAAGCGTTTGGTCAGGCGATGACCCAACAGCGAGACGAATGGGTGCGGTCACGGTATAGCTACGGCGTCGACAAACGCTGGTTGGAGGACGAAGACCAGTACAACGCCAAGGACAACATCAACAAGGCTGCCAGCCAGATGATGACCAGCGTGGAACAGGGTTACCCGGTCACCACGCAGAATGCCAAGCCTCATCGCTCGACGGTCTACATTGGCCTGACCAGGCAGAAGACAAACGCGGCAGAGGCCCGCATTGCCGACATCTTGCTGCCAACCGACGACCGCAATTGGGGAATCAAGCCCACGCCCAAGCCCACCCTGATGACCATGAGTCGGGACAAGCAGATGGCCGGCGACAAGAACACAGGTGAACCCCTGGTCCACCCCGAAACCGGCCAACCGTTGAGAATGCGAGACATTGCACGCGCGGCAATGGAGGAAGCACGCAAAGCGGCGGACGCTATGCAGCTTGAGATAGAAGACCAGCTTGTCGAGTGCGATTACAACGGCGAATTGCGCAAGGTCCTGCACAACTCGGCTCGCCTGGGCACTGGCGTGATTAAGGGTCCGATCGTTACCAACCGGACACGCAAAGCCTGGCAGCCGTTCCGCGACATGGAAGGCAACATGATCCACCAGATGGAAATTGTGCAGGAGGTCACCCCGGCTTCGTACAGCATTGACCCGCGTAACGTGTGGCCTGACCCAGGCTGCGGCGACGACATCCACAAGGGCAAAGGCGTGTACGAGCGAGAGCAGATGACCAGCCGGCAAGTCCGCGACCTGGCCAAGCAGCCGGGCTTTATGAAGGAGCAGATCCGCAAGGTCTTGGAGGAAGGGCCAAAGAAGTCGGCCACTTTCCAAGAGCTCAAGGACGAAGACCAAAGGGATGTGGCCCGCGATGTTTACGAGATGTGGACCTACTGGGGCGAAGTTGACCACGACGACATCGCTGCCGCAGGCGTAGACCTTGGCCAAAAAGATGAACTCAAAGCCATCAGCGCTTGCGTGGTGGTGATCAACAGCACCGTGGTCAAGGTGTTTATGAACCCACTCGAAGGCGGGGATCTGCCTTACGACTTCTACGTCTGGGAGAAGGTAGCTGACAGCGTGTGGGGCTACGGCATCCCTTACCTGATGCGCGCCCAACAGCGGGTGCTTAACGCAGCCTGGCGGCAAATGATGGACAACGCAGGCGTGTCTTGTGGCCCCCAGATCATTGTCAAGGCCGGCGCAATCCAGCCAGCAGACAAGCAGTGGCAGCTCTCGGCCCGCAAGATCTGGTTTGCCACCGACGAAGTGGACGACGTGCGCAAAGCCTTTACGGCTGTCGAATTCAACAGCTACCAGGGCGAACTATCCAACATCATCAAAATGGCAATGGAGCTCGCTGATCAAGAGACCGGGGTGCCCACGCTGCTGCAAGGCGAGAAAGGCGCGGCCCCTGATACCGTTGGCGGCATGCAGATGCTGATGAACAGCGCCAACGTGGTCCTTCGCCGCTTGGTCAAGCAGTTTGACGACATGGTCACCCGCCCGCACATCCGGCGCTACTACGACTACAACATGATGTACAACGAAGATGAGGAAGTCAAAGGCGATTTCAGCATTGACGCCCGGGGCTCTAGCGCGTTGCTGATCCGGGACATCCAGAATCAGGCGTTCCTGAATTTGCTGGCTGCTGGGGCCAACCCAATCTACGGCATGTACCTTGATACGCAGAAGCTGTTTGAAAAAGCGTTGCAGGCCCAGCACATTGATCCGAAGGACGTGTTCAAGTCAGAAGACGAACTGGAAAAAATTAAAGAGCAGGCGGCTCAACCCCAGCAGCCCGAAGAAAACCCAGCCTTGGCTGTAGCCAAGATGCGCGGCGAAATCGAAATTCAAAAGGCCCAGGCCCAGAACCAGGGCGACATGGCCGAGCTACAGGTACGCCAAGAAATTGCCAAGCAGGAAGGGGCGTTGCGCGTGGTCGAGATGCAGCTTACCCGCGAAATCGAAATGCTCAAGATGTCCAACACCCAGAACATCACCCTGGAGCAGATCAAAGCCAAGCTGGCCGACACGGCTATCAAGGAACGCGGCAAGAAAGAGCTCTACGCCGCAGAGCAAAACCTCAAACTTCAAACCGGTTCCGGTATCTAACAAAAGGATTTCACCATGGCTACCATCAACGCAACAGTCTCTCGCGAAACGGCCCCCGGCGCGATTACCGCTTCCTGGGCTTTGACTGATGCCGATTCAGGCGCGGGCTATAGACTGCCGGCGCCGGGCGACATTACCTGCCACACTTTCGGTACTTTTGGTGGGGCCACCATCACTTGGCAAGGGTCCAGCGATGGCGTTAATTGGCACGCCATGACGCAAAAGGCCGGCACGGCCAACATGGCTTACACCACAACGGGCAACCATTCGCCTAATGAGATGCCTCCCTTTATTCGCCCAATCTCAGCGGGTGGAACCGGCACAGTTATTACGGCAACCTTGTGCTTCTACCCACGTTGGACTAAGAATAATTTTTAAGCTTACTGGCCCCTGTTGCAAAACTATAGACCCCCGCCTATACTGGGGCCAGGGGCCTTGCGCCCAAAATATAACCAAGCCGGGCTATGACCTGGCTTTTTTGATGGCATGAACGATTTCTCTTCATCAACCTGGCACTCCTTGCGCAAATGGGCCGAATCCGAGCTCAGCCGTGCGCGAACCAGGAACGACGCCGTCAGTCTCTCCGAAACAGAGACGGCGTCGCTGAGGGGTGAAATCAAAATGCTCAAACGATTTCTCGACTTGCCCGGCGCGGCAACTCGGGGTGTAGTGGCTGAGTCGGACGAATAGTCCCACTTGGCCTGTGTGAGTAGCCGCCTTTGGGCGGTTTTTTATTGGAGAGTGAAAAGTGGAAAACGAACTAACCCAACAGGAAGCCCAAGACCTTTGGAACGAAGAAGCCAAGAAACTTGATACCGAGGACGCGGTCCCCGAATTCGAGGCTCAAAGCGCAAACCTCGACGAACCAGCTCAGGTCGAACAGCAACCCGAGGGTCAGCCAGAAGATCCATTGGCAGGACTCCCAGAACCAGTGCGCCAGGCTTTGGCCCGGATCACTGAACTGGAATCGGCCAACTCTCAACTGCTGCACCACGTAAAGACCGCCGAGGGTCGCGTGGCCGCAATGCAACGTGAGTTCCAGCAGGCACGACAGGCGCAACAAACCGTTGCCCCTGATGACGCGCCTTCGCAGGGACAAATGTCCGCAGCGGCCAGGAACCCCGAGAAGTGGGAGCAGCTCAAGCAGGATTTCCCCGAGTGGGCTTCTGCGATGGAGGAGTATGTTGGTTCAAAGCTGAGCGATGTTCGAGGCGGTGTTCAGGCCCTTCAGGTCGCGGACTACGTTCAAGAACAACTTGCCACGGCTAAAGCTGACATGCGAGTCGCCATTGAAGAAGCAAGGATTGAAGGCAAGTATGACGACTGGCGAACAACGGTGGCAACGCCTGAGTTTTCTCAGTGGTTCGCGCTTCAGCCCGCCGAGGTTAAATCCTTGGCCGACAGCACTGCGGGCAAGGACGCAATCAAGATGCTGGATTTGTTCAGCACCGCGAGAGCGAAACCTGCATCGGAAATCAGGCAAGAGCGAGGAGCACGTCTCGCCGCAGCCGCAACATCTCGACCTGGCCAGACGCCACCACCTAAGACATTGGACGACTTGTCGCCCGAAGAACTCTGGAATTACGAAGCCAACAAGCGCGAGGAACAACTCGCAAAGCGCGGCTATTAACCCAATCTTTACAAAGGAATTTCAACCATGGCTATCCAAAACTACGGCACCGTAGCGTCGCGTAATTTGATCCGCGCCGCCCAGGGCATGCTGGAACACGCACAACCCATCACCGTTCTTGGTGACTTTGGCACTCAACGCGAGATGCCGCAGAACTCGACAGACACCCTGGTGTTTCGTCGTACTCTGCCTTTCGGCGCCAGCACTGCAGGTACAACGATTGAGAACTCAACACGTTATGTGGGCACCCCGGACATCACCGCTTCCAACTTTGTGTTGGCTGAGGGTGTGACTCCTAACTCGAACACGATCTCCTTCCAGGACGTGACCGTTCAGCTTCAACAGTACGGCGTGCTGTTCAAGTACAGCTCGAAGACTGAGCAACTGTACGAAGACGACATCCCGGGCGAGATGGTCAAGCTGACCGGCGAGACCCTGGCTGAAGTGATGGAACTGGTTCGCTACGGCGTGCTGAAAGCTGGCTCGACTGTTGTCTACGCAAACGGCTCTAGCCGTTCTACCGTGAGCACGGCTATCAGCTTGAACGCGATTCGTAAAGCAGCGCGCACATTGGAATCCAATCGTGCCCGCCGCGTGACCAGTCGCCTAGCTCCTGGCGTGAACTTCGGCACCCGTGCCGTCCAGCCTGCTTATGTGGTGTTTTGCCACACTGACGCAGTGTCTGACGTGCGGAATTTGCCTGGCTTCACCCGGGTCGAAGAGTATGGCAGCTTCAAGCCAATCCATGACCGCGAAATTGGCGCTTGCGAAGATTTCCGTTTTGTCAGTTCGCCTTTGCTGAAATCGTTCTTGGCTGCCGGCGCAGCGATCGGTTCGTCTGGCATGCTGTCGATCGGGGCCGCCAACGTGGACGTTTACCCGTTCATCGTTATCGGTGAGGACGCTTGGGGCCAGGTCGCTCTCAAAGGCATGTCTGCCGTCAAGCCTGTGGTGCTGAAGGCATCGCAGACCAATCACGCTAACCCACTGGGCCAGTTCGGCTATGTGGGCGCTTCGACATGGTTTGCCACTGTGCGTCTGAATGACGCCTGGATGGCCCGTATCGAAGCCGGTGTGACCGCCCTGTAATGGCATGGGATCAGGGCAACCTGGTCCCGTCTAACCCAAGGAAAACACCATGAGCAATGCAGCTTATTACAGCCTTCTTAACAACGGGGAGCTATCGGGTGACGTGATCGGCGCGGTGGTTGCCACCGTGCCAATCTCGGCGACCGGAGCGACCCTGACTTGCAACCGAGATGTCCACGCCGGGCGTGTTACGGTTATCAGTGCCGCCGCAGGATGCGCAGTTACCCTGCCAAATGCGACCGGCACCGGTTCGGTTTATCGGTTTCTCATCGGGGCCACCATTACATCAAATACCACCACCATCAAGGTGAACAACGGTACTGACGTGATGTCTGGTCGTGCGTATGTGATCAGCGATAACTCGGCTGCGGTACTTGGCTACGCCACTGGTTCCACTTCTGACACCATCACCCTTGATGGCAGTACGACGGGCGGCTATATCGGTGACATCATTGAAATCATTGATGCAATCGCCGGTACTTACCAAGTCAAAGTCCTCACTAAAGCAACCGGTACGGAAGCAACCCCGTTCTCGGCAACTGTCTCCTAATCCTTAAAGGAATCTCACCATGTCATACAACATTGAACAAGCCAATAGTGGCTACATGGCCCTGACTGCAGGCGGCCTGACTTACGGTTCTTCGGTTAACACCAAGCTGAAGACCGCGAATACCGTTACCTATGTAAGTAACGGCATTCTGAAGTCTTACACCACGGCAGAAGTCGCCTTCACTGCAGGCCACACTTCGCTGGCTGCAAACCAAAGTTGCTTGTTTGGGCTTTGGCTTACCGCTGGCGGCGTGGCGTCGACCACTCAAGGTCCGATCGTTGCTGCGGGCGATCCTTGCCCAGTGCCTCCACAAGCAACGGCCAACACGACCTTGATCGGGCTTTTGAAAATCAGCTCGACGGTCGCATTTGTGCCTAACACAACGGCTCTCAACGGCGTCAGCGGCGTGACTTACACGTTCTATGACACCGCTCTGATGCCGGGTTCAGCGCAGTAATCTGTTGCCATCCCTCTTCCTCACCGAAGAGTTTGCTGGGGGCTTTCGGGCTCCCAGCTTTTTGGCATTCTAATTTTTAACCCTGGAGTAGCAAGATGGCAACGACAAAACAAAAACAAACCGTTAAAGGTATTGAAGTCGTGGATGACGCCCCTGAAATTGAAACGGTGTCGGCTTCCAAAGATTTCGGAAAGCTTGTCTCTGACGAAGCTTTTATGAACGAGCAAGTGACCGTAATGATTCACACCACTACGGATGAAAACCAGCCCAACCATTGCGTGGTTAGCTGCAACGGAATGAATCAACCAATCATGCGCGGGTTTCCCACCACGGTAAAACGCAAATACGTGGAGATCCTGGCACGCATGAAGGAAACCAAGTACACCCAGGTGACGCGCAACCCGGCCATGCCTGACCAAATCGACATGGTAGCCCGTCACGGTTTGTGCTATCCATTTGATCTGGTGGAAGACAAGAACCCCCGTGGTCGTGCTTGGCTGCAAAACGTCTTGGCCGAAGCAGCTTAAATCTGAAGGCCCCGCATGAACTTGCTTGAACTTGTAAACCAAACTCGCGTTGAGTGCGGGGTTTCCGGCCCATCGCTGACCACGGCCCAAAGCCAGGTTGGCGAATCGGCCCGCATGGTTTCGTGGGTGCAACAAGCCTGGATTGACATTCAGACCAGCAAAGAAGACTGGATGTTCTTGCGGTTGCCTTTTACTTTTAATTTGGTGGCGGACCAGTACCAATACACTGCCACTCAAGCCGGGCTTACAAACTTTGGTAATTGGAAACGTGACAGTTTTCGAGCGTCGTCTGTCGGCCAAGATTACCGGGACGAACAGCTCCTGAACTACATGGAATTTACGACGTACCGGAACCTTTACCGATACGCCAACATGCGCAACACCACCGCCCGCCCGGTGGTGGTCTCCATCACCCCTGAGAAAGACTTGGCTTTTGGGTCTAAGCCTGACCAGGCATACGTGATCGACGGAGAGTATTACACCCAGCCAACCAGCTTGACTGCGGACACCGACACCCCACTTATCCCAGCGCGGTTTCACATGGCGATCGTGTACCGGGCAATGATGTACTACGCCGGATATGAAGCTGCGCCGGAAGTTTTATCACGAGGCGATTTTGAATACCGGCGCTTGTACTCGCGCATGGAGATTGATCAGCTTCCCACGATTGTCAGCGGCCCACCGCTGGCTTAACTGGGGACCGCCATGGCAAGCAGCATGCCCCCGGTAAAGTACAACCTAATCCAGCTCCAAGGGGGCTTGGACCTGGTTACCCCAACGCTTTCTTTGGCCCCCGGCGTAGCCCGAGAGTCGGTCAATTTTGAAGTTGCCATCACCGGGGGCTATTCACGCATCCCGGGCTACGAGCGCTTTGACGGCAGGCCCAACCCATCCGATGCCGTCTACGCAACCGCTACGGTTGTCAACACCGCCGTTCTGGCCGTTGGAAACACAATTGCAAATTTTGCCGGGACCATTACTGGAGTGATCATTGCGATCACCGGTTCTGACATTGTGTACACCAAAGCCGTTGGAGATTTTAGCGTCAGCGACAACCTTTACGTCAGTAGCGTTCTCAAAACCAGTATTGTGTCTTTGGGCGCCAGCGTTTCAGCCGATGGGGTTACGGCCGCACAGTATTCCGCTTTGGCTGCAAACGTCTACCGCGCTGACATTAGCGCAGTGCCCGGAAGCGGGTCCATACTAGGCGTTTGCTACCTCTACACCACAGACGAAGTATTTGCTTGGCGTAACAATGCCGCCGGCACGGCAAAGGCGATCTACAAGGGGACGACCGGCGGGTGGACTCTTGTTCCTTTAGGCTACGAAATGGGGTTCAGTACGGGCTCGAATGAGTTGTTTGAGGGCGATACCATTACGGGGCAAACAAGCGGGGCCGTAGCCACCGTCAAGCGTATCGTCTTGAGCTCTGGCACTTGGGCGGCCCATACGGCAGCCGGATATTTGATCTTTGCGTCTGTAACCGGCACGTTTTCCACGGGTGAGAACTTGCGCATTGGAGTTACCACTTACGCTCACGCCGTTGCTGCGCAAACCGCCATCACTCTACAGCCTGGCGGCAAACTTGATTTTGTTATTGAAAACTTTGGGGCCGCTACGCGGATCTACGGAGCGGACGGTGTAAATAAAGGGTTTGAATTTGACGGCACTGTTTATGCGCCCATTCGCACAGGCATGACAACCGACACCCCTAGCCATGTCGCTGTCCATAAACAACACCTGTTTTTTAGTTTCAATTCTTCGGTTCAATTTTCAGGACTTGGGGTTCCGTATGAGTGGGACCCAATTGTTGGAGCCGGAGAGATTGCGTTAAATAACGACGTAACCGCGTTTTTGGTGCAGCCAGGGGACCAGTCTACTGGCGCCATGGCAATTTATTCTGACGAAAACACTTACATGCTTTACGGGTCAAGCTCTGCAAATTTTGCGCTTGTATCCTACAACATCGGCACCGGTGCAAAAGAATTTACTTGCCAAAATGTCAACGTAAGTTACTCCTTTGATGACCGTGGCGTCATCAACATGGCCACTACGCTTAACTTTGGAAATTTTGATTCGGCTGCTTTAACAATGAATTTGCGGCCGTTCATACAGGAGCGCCGAGAACTGTCAACCGCCAGTGGGGTAAACCGCGAGAAAGGTCAATACCGAGTTTTCTTTAGCGACGGCTATGGCCTGTATGTCACTTTGGCCAATGGCAAATACATGGGTTCTATGACCGTGTATTTTCCCAATCCCGTAGCCTGTATGTGTGAAGGCCAAAAACCAAACGGCTCAGAAACCGCGTTCTTTGGTTCGACTGACGGCTATGTTTACCGGCTTGACGCCGGAACGTCTTTTGACGGCACTGAAATCCCAGCAAGTTTGACTTTGGTTTTTAACGCAATTGGAAGTCCGCGTTTGTTAAAACGGTTTCGCCGGGGGTCTCTTGAAATTACCGGATCTAGTTACGCTGAATTTTCGTTTAATTACGATTTGTCGTATGGAACAACGTATTTGAATCAAGAAGCCCAAGCTTCGTATTCTACTAATTTGGTAAACAGTGCTTGGGACATGTCTTATTGGGATGCTTTTGTTTGGGACGGGCGCTCCTTGTCGCCGTCCGAGGTAGAGATGAAAGGCACCGCTGAAAACATTGCAATCCGCCTTGCGTCTATTTCGGCGATCTACCAGCCCTTTACCATTAACAGCATTATTCTCCATTACACCGCCCGCAGAGGAATTCGATGAGCAACGATTACTATACCCACGGTTCATTTCCGTCTACTGGATCTTTGGCCACATCGGCGTTAATGCGTTCGGAATTAAACCTGATCACGACCGGGTTTGATAAGCTGCCCACGCTTACTTCCAACGCAAATAAATACGTACTTGTCAATTCCAGCGGTAACGGTTTGACCGCCACCAGCAGCCTACCAGCAACAACCGCGACTGACACAAGCTTCACGATTCAAAATGCGTCAGACACTACCAAAACATTTCAGTTTTTGGCCAGTGGAATCACCACGGCTACCCAGCGCATTTACACAATGCCCGACGCCAGCACCACCTTGGCTGGTACTACAGCCACGCAGACGCTGACGAACAAGACCCTGACGGCGCCAATTATCTCTTCGATTGTCAACACTGGCGTTCTGACCTTGCCCTCGGCTACCGACACCCTGGTTGGCCGGGATACCACAGACACCCTGACGAACAAGACCTTGGTGGCCCCTGTTTTAGGTACGCCGGCCTCTGGCGTGGCTACCAACTTGACTGGCACCGCCTCTGGCCTGACTGCCGGTAACGTCACTACAAATGCCAACCTGACAGGTGCCGTCACATCGGTTGGTAACGCGGCATCGCTGGGGTCATTCACTTCTTTGCAGTTGCTTACAGCGCTCACTGATGAGACGGGTACGGGCGCAAATGTCTTTGCCACGTCACCCACCCTGGTGACCCCGGCCTTGGGTACTCCGTCTGCCCTGGTTGGCACAAACATCACCGGTACTGCGGCAGGACTGACTGCCGGTAACGTCACTACAAATGCCAACCTGACAGGTGCCGTCACATCGGTTGGTAACGCGGCATCGCTGGGGTCATTCACTTCTTTGCAGTTGCTTACAGCGCTCACTGATGAGACGGGTACGGGCGCAAGTGTCTTTGCCACGTCACCCACCCTGGTGACCCCTATCTTGGGAACACCAGCCTCGGGGGTCGCTACCAATCTGACCGGGCTTCCGCTTACAACTGGCGTCACTGGAACTCTCCCCATTGCCAACGGCGGTACGGGCGCGGCAACGCTTGCTGGCGCGTCTATTCCCACCTATTCCAGCACCGATACGCTCACGAACAAGCGGATTACGCCACGGGTTCTGGCAAGTACAGCAAATTCAGCAACGCCTACGCTGAACACCGACAGCTATGACATGATGGTCATCACGGGGCAGTCTGTTGCGATTACTTCGTTTACAACCAACTTGACGGGTACGCCCACCAATGGCCAGAAGTTGTGGATCGCAATCACGGGCACTGGAGCTATTGCCATCACTTGGGGTGCGTCATTCTCAGCATCGACGGTTGCTCTGCCAACGACTACGGTGACCACGGCTCGACTTGACATTGGATTCGTGTGGAACGTGGCTACGTCCACATGGCGTTGTGTTGCTGTCGCCTAAAGGAAGACAATGTATATCGACTTTGAGTTTGAAACTACCTACGGTAAGTTTGCAGATGCTTTGTGGGTCCCTGAAGGCGAAGAGCTGCCAAGTGACGTTGAAATTGAAGCCATGAAACAGCAGCGTCTGAGTAACTGGATAGCCGCTATTACGACACCGCAGGAGTAAATAATGGCTGATAGATACTGGGTAGGTGGCACAGGAACATGGAACACTAGTTCTACAACCAACTGGTCTACAGCAAGTGGCCTGTCGTTCACGGCTTCTTGTACTGCTACAGCCCTGACCACTACAGGTTCACCAGCCTTGGTAGCTGGCATGACGGTGTACTCAAGCACGTTTGTTAGCCTTGGAACAATCGTAAGCGGGTCAGGTAATAGTTGGGTAGTTTCTGTTGGTGGAACTTACGGATCGCAAACAATGACGGCTGGGACTGTTGGTGCATCTGTGCCGACAGCTTCTGACTCGGTGTTCTTTGACTCAGCGCCAACCTACACCGTAACTTGTACCGGCGCTTTGACTTGCCTAGACTTTACCGTCTCAGCCGGTACGGTGACGTTTGCTACTGGAACTACACCCACATTTGCCATCAGTGGTTCAATGTCTTTGGTAGCCGGAACGGTATGGACAACAAACGTAGTTATTACGTTCAACGCCACAACAACCGGCAAAACAATAGCTACAAATGGCGTAACTATCAGCGGTAGTTTTACCTTTAACGGAGTAGGTGGAGGTTGGTCACTTAGCACTGCCGTTACAATAAGCCGGAGTGTAGCTGGTGCTGTAACCCTTACCAATGGTACTTTAGACCTTAACGGTAAAACCTTAACTTTATCGGGTGGTTCGAGTACATTTGCAACTGCTGCGGGTACTAAAAACCTTACATTTAATGGTGGCACATTAGCTCTTGGTGGTGGATCTAATTCCGTTATATTTAATAACGCAGTGCCAACAGGTTTTACAACCACAGCGGGAACTGGCACTGGTACTATTAGTGGAACAGCATCTACCGTACATATTATTAACGGTAACGGTTCTACGATTAACGCTGTTGCAAACCAAGGGGGTTCCGGTCAGCTTCGGTTTAGTAGCGCGGCCACTTTTTTAGATATAACCAATACATATGGGGCAACCGGCCCAACAACAATTAGGCTTGATGCCGGTATAGTAATTACAACCGCAGCGTTTTCAGCAACGGGAGCAGCTACTAGAATTCTAACCCTATCAAATGCTACTGTAGGAAATACAACAGCGGGCTATGCTTTAACGGGTGGTGGAACAGTTACTGGTATTGACTACCTAGATGTTACCGATACCGCTTTTACCCCATTCGCAACAGATGGTTCAGCCCCTTACAAATGGTATGCAGGGGCTAACTCTACAAACACTGGTAACAACAGCGGTATGTTGTTTGCCGCTTCAACGGTAACGGCTTACCTACTTGCATCAGGAACAAGTTGGACAACCCCTGTCGATTGGAACAACTCCAATAATGCCATTCACATTTTTGGCGGTGGTGGCGGCGGTGGTGGATCACGGGGTACTTCAACTACTAATAAAGC